AACCTGTGGTCACGACGATGGTGCATTTGTCCATGAGGAAATCGACGCAAGCCGTGCAGTCAACCGCCGGACCTTGAGCGCCGATTGTGTTCATGAGCACGCAGTTGATGAAGCTGCAATACGCCCCTGCAGCGCCGGAAAAGACGACGCCCTTGGTCGAGGTGCTCGCCGAAGCGCTCAAGGTAATAGCGCAGTCGATGAACGTGTTGCGTGGCGTGGCGATGCAGGTCATGAACGTGCGCGCCGTCACCGGGATCATGTTGATGCCGACGAAGGTGCAGTCCGCCGCCGTATTGGCGATAGCGGTGCCAGCAAGGGTAGAAGTCCAGTTGACCTTGCTGGCGATGGCGTTCTGCCGCACGTTTGGCGAGATGCGCGTGAGCGGATGCGCGGCGACGAAGGTGAGGCCAGCCTTGGATAGAGCGACTTGCGACGCCGAGGTATGCGTTCCCGGCAACATCATCACGACATCGCCAGCATCCTCAGTGGCGTTCGCAATAGCTTGTGCCGGAGTGCGCAGCGCACGATCAGGCGAGAGCCCGTCGTTGTCATTGGAAGCGCTGTAGGTCTTTCCAGCGACCGTGTAACTGTCGGCTGGCGAAACCCACCATACGTCTCCGGTGGTTTGCGGAACGTCGCCCCAGAGGGTGCCGTACTTGGTGAGATAGGACATTTACTTCTCCTTCGCCACGATTTAGCCCATATCCGTCCGCTCGCGCAGCCCCGAGCAGGAACTAGGCGTTCAGATACCTTCGCCTTTGACGCGGAACGGCCCGAGCGGTCCTCGTTTCTGAGTACCGCCAGAGCGATCTGGTCCACCTTTACCGGGCAAGCCAGGCCACGCCGCGGTCTTCTCCGGCATGGACTCGTTCGGCTTGGAGCCAGGAGCCTTGTTGCTATAGCCCCCGGTGCCTTTTCGATTCGGCCCGTGCATGTTGTTCCAGTTGGGATTCGGCATCAGTACCTCCGCTTCCCACTGCCTTTTTTCTTGCGCTTCATTGCTTCTCCTTTTTCACGAATACCTTGCGAATGCGTAGCCACTCAAGCACTGGCCCAGATACGTAGAACTTTCCGTTGACGATTCGCCAAGACAGCGTGTGAACGCGCTTGTGGCACGTATGGCAAAGCGTCGTGAGGTTCCCGAGCGCGTGATTCGGCGAATCATCCTCGCCAGATCCATCACGGTGATGCACTTCGAGACGAACACCAGCCACCGCGCATAACGTGCATTTGTGTCCATCGCGTTCAAGCGCGGCGAACCAATTCCCGTTCCATCGCTTGTTGCGCTGTGTCTTTTCATTCTCTCGAACGCGCTCTGGGTGCCGCTTCTTGAACTCTCTATGCGTGGCTTTTGAGGCGCACTTTGGAGAGCAAAACACTCGCCATCGCCACGAGTATTTAGATGGCACGAATTCCGTGCCGCATTCCTTACATGGTCTTGGAGATAGGTCGCGGATCGCTGCGCGAGCAGCAGATTTGTCCGCCTGAACGCGACGCTGGCTGCACGCCACAGAACACGTCTGAGCGTTTGGATGTTGGCGATCAGTGAGAAACCCTCGCCCGCAAGACACGCAAAGACGCGTGAGATCACGCGGCGGATGCAGCCGCTCATTGGTGTGACGGTTCCAAAATCTCTGATAGCACTTCTTCCCACAGAAACGCTCCCTACTTGGGCTTTTGGTTCTGGTTGCAAACGTCGCTTTGCATTCATCGCAGGTCTTGTCCATCGGTACGCTCCGGTGTGAGTGACCACCGAAGCGTACTCTTTGTTACATTGGTGTCAAGTGACCTGACTCCCTATCAGCCACCGCCAGTTGGTATAGACGTTAGCGTAACGGGAATATCCCCTCCATTTCGCAACGAGCGTGTCGAAGTCCTCGACCATCGCAAACTCGACCGGCACACGATCGGCCCAGAAGACGTACATCTTGCGCATGCGGCCGTCGCACATGAACCAGTTGTTCGTGTCGGTGAAGTACCGGCACTCATAGCCCTTGTACTGGCCCTGGTGGACGTTCGGGTTGTTGTTGGCGCTATCGACCTTGCCGGACGCCTTCATGATCTCGTAGGCGTTCTCGTAGAGGTTCGGCGGATACCAGAGCTCGTCCGGCGTCACGTCGATCTTCTCGGCTTGGTCGCCGCGGAAGTCGATCATCTGGATCCGGGCTGCGGCGACAGCGGTAGCCGTCAGCGAAGCCGTGGTCAGGTTGTCGAATCCCGTAGCGGTCGAAGCCCCGGAGGTCGTGGTGTGGGAGTTGGAGGCCAGCGCAACGCCTTCCGAATGCGCGTAGAAGAACGAATCCACGCCGAAAGCGTTGTTGAACAGCCGGAAGGCGTGCTTCTCCCGGGTCCTCGAATACGAGGCCCCGAGCCCTCTCGGCCGCTGGTCCATGATCTGATACTGGTCGTCGTCGAACAGCTTCCGCTCGACCTGGATGCCGTTCGCAAACTCCACGAACGTCATCGTCACGTCGTAGCCTTGGTTCAGGCTGTTGAACGGAATCGTTCCGGTGAATTCTGACCAGTCCGGCAGCGTCCCGACCTCGCTCCAGGTCATGTTCTGCCGGCCGTTGTGCGGGACAGTCGTGTAGATGTCCCCGATCATCGACGGAACTGCGTCCTTCTCCTCGTGGAAAATCTTCGTGAACCGTGGGTCCAGAAGATCCCCGAACTGCGATTGTTGCATTGGGGTGGTCATGTTTTTCTCCTGGGTTCCGATTAACTATCTGCCAGCGTGGCGGCAAGAACGTGGTTGCCAAGCATCGCGTACACGTAGCTGTTGCTTCGACCTTCCATTGAGGCGTCCCGGAACTCCAACTCGATCGTCTTGAACGCCGCTCCGGTTGCAACCGCGATTGACGCATCAGCCTGGTCGAGCGTAGTCGTCAGTTGCAGGGTGATACCGGAAACCGGGCTGTACGGCGCGACAACGAACAGGTCGCCTGCGTTCACATCTCGCGGCCAAGGAACGACGAAAGTCATCGTGGTGGTCGAGTTCGAAGTGATCTTGCGAGCGATCCCGACATTCGCTCCAGAGAGGCAGAAGCAAGTTCCGTTCGCCAGTTCCGGGGAGTCGGTGTTGACATCAGACACGATGGTCAGACCATCCGATCCGCCGGAAGCTGCGGTATGCAGCACCATCGCGGTGCCGTTCGCCGCCCCACCGTTCATGAGCATTCGGTAGACCGCTGTTGGGCTGAGGATGACCCCTACGGATCGCTCGGTGTCCGAGTTATCCGTTTGCTGCGCGGTAACGTAGGTTCCAGAAGTGTCGACCGTGACGCCGACCGCTTTTATCGTGCCAGTAGTCGTTGCGACCACCAAACCGGAACCAGCGGCGACACCGACAAGCACCGGAACTCCTGGGGTAGCCTTGGTCGCGGCTACCTGATACCGCTTGATGACGGCGGTTGATCCGCCGGTCAAGTCGAATGCGTACTCCATGTGACGCGCTCCTATTCCCTTACGAAGTGCGCGTACTCGCGGTTCCGCTGGTGCTTTTCCACCTTGAAACGCTCTTGGGCCGCGTCCCTCTCACAAATAAAGAGGAAACCGAGGTCGAACTGCTTGCACACATCGCAATTGCCCCGCACTCGCTGGAGGTTCTTCGAAGGGTGAAGCTCGTACCGAGCAGCCCTAGCGTTGAACTTCTTTCTGTGCGTGCCACAAAGGATTACTGCTTTCTGCAGTGCGATCATGTTGTCCAGGTTCGCAGAGCCCGTCGTATACGGGTTGCGTCTGAACTCCAGGCTTTTCAGGTGCGCCCGCTTTACTTCCTGCGGGGTGTAACTGCCTGGAACTATGATCTCCACCGCCTATCCCTTGTGACTGGATTCGGATTCCGGCAGATGGTTTGGAGAACGACTCAGGCGGGTAAGCCCATCTGAGCGCGACGCTGAGGAGTAGCGAACTTCAACTCCGACTCGACTTCCGTCCAGTCCTTGTAGCGGCCTTGCTTGATGCCTTTCTCGTAGTGCTCTTTCGCCCTTGCATCAAGGTGGTCCACCAGTTTCTTGCTCGATCCGCCTCTGGGCTTGCCGCCAGTGTCCGATCCGCCTTGCTGGTCGTGATCTTCTGCGCGTCTTGCGCTTGAGGACTTTTCGAGCTTTTCCAGTGGACCCAGTACCGCCCGGATCGCTGCTAGTTCGGTCGCCGTGTTTCCCGGAGCCCCGAGGCCAACAAGGTAGTTGTATTCCTCTCGGACTTTCTCCCGGACTTCCGACCCGTTTTCCATGATCTCGGGCTTGAGCCGCTTGTACGAACCGATGTCGGAGTCGATGCGCTCCTTGGTCACTCGCTGAGAAACGGCGTCGGTTGC